AACGATTATCAGACTGCAATTAGCTTACTGATTAATCGTAGCAGAGAATACGATTATGAAGTCAAAAAGCGACATATAGAAAACATGAAAAAAGTACAACAGTACAAGAAAGGGGAATCAGATGCAAAATAAACATTCTAGTAGTGGAATAGCAGAAGATTTGATACGCAGCTTTGTACAGATTGCAAGTGCAGAACTACATGTAAAGACAATCCTGGAAAAGAGGATATCGGAACTTGAGAACGGAATGTATGAGGAAGATGACCTTAACTTACTGTTAGAGGAAATTTCAACGCAGAAAGAACAGCTTATCGAACTTGCAGAGATACGCAGGGCACAGATGCTAACGCTTTATGAAATGTACGACAGTAAAGGCAACAAAGAGCAGTGGTGCATGGTTAAGCATTTAGGCATGGCTATGTATACAGCATTTGAATGTTGGCAAGCAAGTGATGATGACAGTGAATTGTTCAGTCAGTACTTGAGGATTAACAAAATGTTCATCAAGTGCATAACAAAATTCTTGGGTGTTGAAATTACTTCTTGTGCTAGTTGCTTATCTGACATATTGAAAGCAAAGGAGAATCAAAATGGCTAAAAAACCTAGCGTATGTGTATCGAATGTAAAAGTAACGATACCCATCGACACAGAAGAATGTGATTTTTGGTTAGTTCCTGTCAATACGGTGGATGAAATCACTGATCCTGACAGAAATCACGCATATTTAGACAAAAATGGTGTCCTTTATGTTTACAACAAAGGAATTGTTCCTATCAATGACCCTTACACTTTGAAAGTCGCATGGGGAAATATCATGGGAAACCTTACAGACCAAGAAGATTTGAACAACGAACTTGTATCTTTCATCAAGGACGTTTACTTGAACGGAAACAAGTTAGAGCATGGCACAGAACAGGAAGTGCAAATCAACGCAGTAGAAGATATAAAAGTAAATGGAGAAACCATTGAAAAAGAAGATGGTGTTGTAAACATTGACTTGTCCGATTATGCCTTAGCAGATTCTGTTCCTACAATGACGTCAGAACTTGTTAACGACAGTGGTTTTGTCACACAGGAAGAAATGATTGACGAAAGGGCAAATGCTAACTGGGATGAAAACAACGCTAACAGTCCTGCATATGTTGAAAATCGTACACACTACACAGAAACAGAATCTATCCCTATCTTTGAATTGGCAGAATCTACAATTGGAGAAGGATTGACGGAAACGGTTACGGATGGAACTGTATTGTCATACTTTGACGGTGTAGAAGAAGGCGACAGATTCGTAGTAACTGTAGGCGAAAATGAATATCCTTGTACGGTCGTATCTGTAACTGATACGGATATTACTGCAAACTCTTTGGAAACCGTTGACGGAACAACACCAACGATTACAGTGAGCATCCAAAAAGGAACGGATTCTGGAACTGTAACGATACAAACAAACAGTGAAGAAGTATCAACACAAGAAGGAGTTTCTCTTGACTATAATCAAGAGGCAATACACCATCTGTCACCTAAATATCTGCCTATCATAACAGGAACAGAAGACCCGACAAGTGATATTGGACAGGATGGATGGCTATATCTGAAAATAGGGGGATAGCATATGGCATATGGTTCATGGTCTGGAACTGCATGGAAACAAGTTTGGACAAACAAGTATTATGCTTTGGATGTCGAATGGCAGTATAGACAAGACCCTGTAGCAAATAAAACAGAATATCGTACAACGAGATGGAGATGTCGTTCGTTAGTGTATACATATTCTCTATCTGCACCTGTATGTATTTGTGGTATAGCTACAATCACTGCACAGAGAAAGACAAGTGTACATAATGTAAACGTTCCCCAAGTTGGAAGTGCAATAGTGAATTTAACAGACGATTCAAGGGTGCATAACCATAATGCGGACGGTACACATGGAACTCTATACGTACATGGATATATTGATTCAAACGTTGGAAATGACTGGAATTATAATCCATATCAGATAGGTTGGAAAACAGCAGTAGTATCTGTACCTAACATTGACAGACGAGGTGGAGATGGTACTGCTACCAACTCTAACGTAACAGAAAACAGTGTAACCATTACATATAAATCGACAGTTGCTTGTGACAATATCCAGTACAAAATAGGCAATGGCTCTTGGGTGAGTACAGGCAAATCCATCACTACAACAGGTGGTGGAACGACAACATTTAACATCAGTGGTCTTGCAGAAAATACGAACTACACAATCTATGTAAGACACAAAAGGATATACAATCAAGTGTATTCGGGCAGTGCCAGTACAAGTTTCAAAACAAAAATGAGTACGGATGCAGGTATAGCAACGATAGAACAAGGCAATGTTACAACAAGTACTGCCACAGTTATCTATACACCACAGTATCCATCAAATCTGATTGAGTATTCTATTGATGGCGGTGCATGGACAAATAGTGGATTGACTACCACATCAAACAACCAAGCAGTCAGTATCAATCTTACAGGTCTTACAGCACAGACAACATACACTGTATCTGTAAGGCACAGAAGAACATCAAATCAAGTTGTATCAAGTGCCAAGACAATTAGTGTAACTACAAGCCAATCATCTATTAAAGTGTTGGCGATTGTTACATATCCGTCCGATACATTTGTAACCCTTGAGTGGGGGGTCAACGAGTATAAATTTGATGGACAAGAAGTTGGTGCAACATTCACTATACAGGTTTATAACTTTGAAACAGATAAATTGATTTCTAAAACCGTAATTGGTGCAGATGTATGGGATGAAGCAAACTCTGTATACAGGACAACAGTAAGTGGTCTTACACCAAACACTGCATATGATGTCATGATAACACCTATCGACAAGGACGGAATCACAGGTACATCGAAATTAGCAAGTTTCACAACCAACGAATTAAATGGTGCTGATGTGTGGATTAAAGAAGATGGAACGTGGGTTCATGGAACACTCTATGTGAAGAAACGTGGCATATGGAAAAAAGTGGTACAGGCATTTAGGAAATATGAAACATGGAAATAGGGGGAAGCAATATGGAAGAAAAATTGAAAGTATCGGCTGATACAGTCGCAAGAACAATCGTATTGATTATCGCATTGATTAATCAGGTAATCGCAATCAAAGGGGGAGAAGCACTGCATTTAAGCGAAGATACAGTGTATCAGACAGTGACATTGTTATTCACTATCGGTGCTAGTATCTGGACATTCTGGAAGAACAATAGCTTTACACAACCGGCTTTGCAAGCAGATAAAGTACTCAAGGAATTAAAGAAGTAGGCAAGCCTATGTTCGGAAATCCTTTTATTCAGTCCCTTATAACGATGGGACTTAACGTAATCCTAACAGGGGCAGTTGGGTATGTAGTATGGGTACTCAAAAAGAATAGAGGCGATATGGAAAGAACAGAGGCGAAACAATGTGCTTTGCAGAAAGGCATTGAAATTTTGTTGTTTGGACAATTGAGTTACTACCATGAGAAATACATGAAACGTGGGAATATCAGTAAGTTTGAGTATGACAGATACAAGGATCTATACGATGCTTACCATTTGAATGGCGGTAACGGTTTTGCTAAGAAAATGTGGGAAGATATCAACGACCTTCCCACAATCTGAAAGGAGATACAATGGCAGATACATTGGATGAAAAAACAGTATTCGGAGTATTTGAAAACGGAACAAATGAATTTGATGACGCTATGATTGAGGATTCAAAAGAAGAAAAAGATGACTAGTTTTGTTGAACAGATAGCACCATTAATTCAGAAACATGCGCCAAAATACAACATCAAAGTGGTATCGCCTATCATTGCACAGGCAATCTTAGAGAGTGCTAGTGGCACATCAGAATTAGCAGTCAAGGCACATAACTACTTTGGATTGAAATACAGAAAAGGAAGATGCCCTACTGCCACAGGAATCTATAAGAAAGTAGGTTCAGAGCAGATGGACACCGGTCTTTATGTAAGTTCCATGATGCAGTGGTGCAAGTTTCCAAACATGGAAGATGGTGTTATAGGATACTTTGATTTTATCAATGTTGCTAACTACGCAAATCTCAAGGGGATAACAAGTCCAGAACAATATCTGATTAATATCAAACAGGATGGATATGCAACTAGCAAGAACTACGTGCAGAATCTGATGAATGTTATAGGGAAAT